GCGTACGCGAGGACTAATGGCCCATATTCAATCTTACAGGCATCTATAGTTAGTGTGCCTCCACCATCGTTCATCACATTAATTGATGCTGTTCCGTTATGATAAAATGTGAGTGTCTCTAGCGTGACAATATGACCATTACCTTGAAGACCATCTCCGTATGTTTCACCACTTTCAGCAGTATTTAATTGAGCCGATAAAGATTCTCCTACAATTACAAGGTCTTTTGGTACATCAACGCCTACATCCTCACTGTGTGTCCCATTAAGGACAGCTACAGAATCAGTAGCATTAGTCATTGCTGTTGCTAATGAAGTGTATGGGTTTGCTAATGTACCAGCGTTAGAGCCTCCGTGATTGGAGTCGTACCAAACTGCATTAGGATATTTTTTTTCGATTGATTGAATTGACATGATCTTTGTTTGTTAAGTTTTAAGAAATTGTTCCACCTGATATTAAGAGTGGTGCTTGGTTTGCTCCTATATCAGGAACATTAAATCCTTGTCTTGCTGGTAATCCATTCGCACCTAAAGCATCTGAATCACCTGTGATAAGTGAGTAAGTTCCTGATGTAGTTGTAATTTCAATATCAGGTTCAGTTGAGTCTTCCGATACCGATACACCTGTTGTTAATTCTAGTCTTCCTGATGGAGTATTTAAGTATGCCTTTGATGCGTCTGTCTTAACTACAAAGTCTAAGTTGCCATCGGAGTCAGTAACAACAACGACAGATTTACTAGGATTATCTATAACTTTAAGAGATTGATTTGGAAATGCTCCGATGTGTGGGTTGTCTGTGCCTCTTAACTCTGCGTCTCCAACTACAATAGGTTGCCAAGAACAACTATCATCACCATCTTCTCGTAAGAATTTAGTACCACCTCCCTCGCCTGTTGATAATACTGCTGTACCTTCGACTGCACTTGCGGGCAAGTTCGTTAATTGCGATCCGTTAACTGCTGGTAATCTCGCAGAGATGTCTAGCTGTACTATTTTACTTGCAGTTTGTCCTACATCTAAAAGTGCCGCAGTGCCGAGATCACCTGGCTGAGTAGCAGTATCCGCTTTCGCTCCTTGAGCTGATGTAGCGTAGGCTGTGCTTGCTGTTGTAGCTGCTGTACCCAGTCCTAAATTTGTCCGACTCGTCTCGGCATCCGTTAAGTCAGATAAATTATTGCTTGCAAGTAAATCACCTTGTGGGGCGGCCGCGACCAGGTTGGCAACTGTTACCTTTTTAGTTGTGCCGTTAGACGAACCAGTGGTGTCCGAGACATCGGTTATTGGGATGATATCGCCAACGGCGGGAATTGCCCCAAGTGCATCTAATGCGCTTAATTTTTTATTTGCCATGTTTTATTTTCCTTTAATCAAATGCTAAAATGTTTCCGTCTTCTGTGTTCAAATAGGGTCCGCTTTCTGCCTGTAATGCACCATCTACTCCGATGGGTGGGATGTGCGAATCTGCATCGCCCTCCCCTATTAGTAAGCCTAGTGCGAGATCCGGCATCGCTTATCCTTTATACAAGATGCAAGCTCCAGATGCCAAGGAGACCGAAGTTGCCGGTACATACAAAACTTGGCCGGCGGCGAAGGTAACTGCATCGGAAATTAAATCCGCTGAGTCATCCATTTTGCCGACTAAAGCGGCAAGGACCGAGTCCTCGGTAAACTGGATTGCGGTCCAGCCATCTGTGCCGTTTGTGTGGGCGGCTGTGTCGTTTACATACGCAGAACCATTGGCTCCCATACTGTTTAAAACATTAATTCCTGATAATCCCATTTTATTGTGTTGTTAGAATGTTAACCCCGAACGAGTAGCTCGGGTAGGTGTTAAAAGTTATTTTATTTTGCGACTCGATTCGTTCAGCCTTATCCATTTCTAAAGCTAGATATTCCTCGGCTCGTTGCTCCTCTTGCATTGCTTTTTCCGTCTGACCGTCTCCCCGTAAAAAGTCAGACAGGATGCCGGCTAATAAATAGTTCATTAAAAACATGGGTACATTTTGTTCCTCGCCTGAATCTTTCCCATACTCGGGTCGGACTAAATTTCCCATTATGAATATTGAACTTTGTGTCGAATTGGCGGGCAAAACGACATACCCATTAATTAACTGAAAATCGATGAGTATGGCCGAGCGATCAGTAAGCGGATTCTTATTGTATACCTTAAATACATCTTGAATATCCACCGCATTATCAATTTGAACTGCCTTATCGGCGGCTATTGGCGAAGTGGTGGCCGCTACTGTCTTTTCCACTAATGTCTGAAGTTCAGGCCATTTTATTCGTGACCAAACTAAATCTGCCCGAGTGTTTACAGCTTGCTTAAAAAAGAACTCGTCCACCTCGGTTAAGGTGGCCAGTCCCGCCGCCATTTGGAAGCGTTTCTCTAAAGCTGTAAAATCGATTGTTCGCATCTAACTACTGAACATTTGCGATACCAGGATTAACTGGTTGACCGCCCGCTTGAATGTTGTGCCGCCGAAATTGGGAAGGTGCGCGATATTGCAAAATATCATTCCGATATTGGCGGCTCTGTTCACGGACCACATCGATTTCCTGTGCTAAAATCGCCTCCGCATTTTGACTTTCTAATTGCGCCTTTTCATTTTGCCCGTCCCCCTTTAAAAATCCGGAATACGAGGACTGAACCATGTAGTCGAACCATACATTTGGAACTTCCGAATTATCCCCGCTATCATCTCCGTAATATCCGGATGTGGCTGATCCACTATTTATCTCTGATCTGAGATCCTTCCGATAAGTAATAAAAACATTTACACCATTTAATACTGTAGGCTCAATAATTTTGACAGATGGAAAGCCGCCCGAATCAAGTTCAGTTAAATAAGTATACTCGTCAGGATATCGGCTCGATGTTGGATCGGATTTATGTATCCGAAAAACTACATTTGCATTGTTTGCTAGTTTATTACTAGTCCCATAAATTCGTAAACGATTTGCATCGCTGGTGACTACCGCAACACTTTCACCCATGACGGTAAATTGAGGCCACGGATATCTTTCATGTGCCGTGCGAGCCGCTCGATTGACTAAGTCCCTAAGAAAACTCGAATCGCTCGCTTGAAGTGAGTCTAAGCCCGTTAATGCTTTAAACCTAGATTTGAGTTGGGCGTAAGTTGCAGTTGGATAATTAGCCATATATTTAAGATCCGATTACCGTTTCGGGGTTCGATTTTGCGAAGTCTCTGCGATATTCTGAATCAGACATACAGCCCTTGTTTTGGATCTCATGCCTTAAAAAGGTAGTCGCATCGATTGCAGATACTAAGCGGAAATCTTTTCCTCCACCAAGTTTCTTGGCATTCTTTCGGGCGGCGATTGCTCGCTTACTATACCCAGCTTTTTCTCGCTCGGCATCCCGTTCAACTTTCTTCGATAAGTAGTGGGCCATTTCTTCGCCCGACATTCCACTTCTCTTCCCGCCTTTGACTATGATATTAAGACTCATATTTTAAAAAGAAAAAGGGAGGCCGGCCACTACCCAACCGGCCTCCCAAAATAACACCAAATAAACCAATTAAACCTAAATTATACTTCCAAGTGCGCGGGGATTACTGACCCTCAACGAAAGCATCGTCTCAGAGAAAGCCCGTTTCCCGGCTCCGTTGTCAGGAAGATCCTGAATCGTGATACCCTCCAAGAATTTCAGACTTACTGTGTCATCACCAGGGATGAGATAAGCGCGATCTGTATTCACTGTGCCTTCAACTGTGTCAGTACCACTAGCAGAACCATTTACACGACCTAAAAATAGGTCCGGTATGATGTTTATTGTAGAATAATCACTCACATATGTTAACACACTTCTGACAAGGGTCTTGCCACTGACATCTTGATCGAAGCTAAAGTTTCCGTTAGCTGTAGTCGAACGAGTGTAGTCAGTGATTTTGTTCATCACGGCTGGACCAGCAAAAAGGTTGTAAGTACCTTTAGAACCGGCGGCTGTGTAAACAGCTTGAAGGAGTCCACGAAAAGCAGATTCAGTCAAACTTGCAAGACTTACTCTTGAACCACTTACTGCACGAAAACCTTGTTTCAAGGATGTGTCGAAAGTGTTACCAGTTGCAGTTGGGTCAGACCAAATCCCGAGGCCACACATCAAAGCACCAGCGGAACTTGTTCCAGCAGACTGATCATTACCTGATCCGATTGCCGTCTCAATTGAACGCTTTAACTGTAGTAAACTTTTTGCACGGCTCGATGCCATCAAAGACCCACCAGGAGCAACATCTACCATCTCAGCTTGCCTTGATACGGAAAAAATATCTCTTAAGGTTTGTACTCGATTTCCGAGCCTCGCCCTTGTGTCGATAAGATTTTGAGCATCAGAAATTGTGAGGTCAACCCCATCAATTACTCCACCGATTTCAGGACTAGCAAGTGAGTCCACAAGCCACTCATTAAGAGTCGCTTTAGGTGCGGCGGATTGAGATAAAGTCGAGTACAAAGGTGTCTCTGTAGGTTCAACTGTTTTTAATACATTTTCGAGGTTTTCCCTAGCACCTTTAGTGCTGGTAACATTGTAACTTGTAGCAATAGACATTTTAGTAATTCCTTATTTTAAGATTTTTAAATTTTTTAGTCCGCAAGAAATGCGGCGAGATCGTTTTCCGAGATGACTTTACGCTCCAAAATCTTTTGCTTATTTGCAGTCTTTCGAGTGGCCGAGGTTTGTACCGGTGGACTTGAATCGCCCATCGTTGTCGGAGGTGCTTTGGCTACCCTTTTGGCTTTAGGTTTAGCCGACTTGGCCGCCTGATCTTGTTTAATTGCTTCAACACCTCTTACGAGTGTTGCCGCTACAAAATCACCATTTGGTAGGGATTTTAGAATGTCTGCATACTGACTTTTTATCTGACCTAAAACGGATCTCCGTTCTTCGGCTTGTTCGGTATCGACTGTTTCTGAAATCCACGGATGAGTGTTGATCGTATCCTGTTGCCATTGCTGCGATGCCTGGAGATATTGCGCCCTTTCGGGGATCTTCTCCGTTAGATAATCTTCTGCTTGGGTGAGAATATTTCTGATATCCTCATCGGCATATTCCTTCCCATCGACTTCGACATAATCTTTTCCGATGTGTTGGAGCGACCATCGCTTGGCGGCTAAAGCTTCCTTTCGGAGAGTTTCCAAAGACTGAAAGTCCTGGACTTCTTCTAAGGCGGGCTGACTGGATTCCGATTGCTTCTGAGGGTTAGATTTTAATGATGCAATTTCTGATTTAAGTGTATCGACAAGCTCTTCGCTCGATTTCGAGCGAGCGGTCAAGCGGTTCACCTGTTTCAGAAGTTTACCAACAGCTTTAGACTGCGGCTCATCGTCCCCCGATCCATCAGTGGACTCCTCCTCTTCGGCTATCTCTTCCGTTTCCTCCTCCGATTCCTCGGTTTCGGTAGACTGTAAAAGAACATCTGTATCATGGTCGGTCTCTGCGTCTGCGGTTGTGGTCTCGGGACCAGCTTCCACTTCAGATTCCTCTTTCGCTTCACTCTCCTCAACTTTGTCAACGAACGATGCCGTTAACTCTTCGAGAGTCGTAATGCTTTGCGTGTTTGTTTCTGCTTCTGTTGTAGCCGGAGCCTCGCTAATTTCTGTATCTGCCATAATTCTCTGCGTTTGGGAAGTTCGCACTCTTGCGTTTTCTGCGTACCGAAATGGTTCGCCACATCCCATTATGACAGGGGGCCAAGAAAATTTTTCAGGGAGTTTTAAACACTTCCCACGCCTCGCGATATTTCTCGTGCTTGGCTTTGGAGTTTGGGTTGTGAGGGTATAGACCTATCCGTTTTGCCCCGTCTAATTCCATGCATGGAATATTGTAAAAAGTGTTTTCGTCTTCGACATATGCCGCGACAATATCGACCTTTGTGCAGTCGATTGTCTCCTTGCTGGCTGTCCCGCTAGAAGTGGTGACCATATAGCGACCTAATCCACCCCGAGCTTTGTCTTTGGACTTACTCTCCGTCCCTTTGACCTGAACTTTAAAAATCTTTCCCGCCGTATTCATAACTAAGCAGTCAACCGGTAGGTAATCGCCGAGCGGAGGGAAAACCTCAAGACCGTGCTTTAGCGCTTCAGCAAAAAATATCTGCTCGTAAAGGTGTCCCTTACGCTTCGTGTTCGCCATCATCGAGGTCCATGTCGCAATCAAAGCCGACAACTTCCTCGTCCATCCATTCCTCTACATCCGTTAGAGCGATTTGCGCCATCTCCTGGTCATCGATATCACTCTCTTCGAGCCAGCGATTTAGCAAGGCCCGATGTTCGTTTTTAAATTGCTGATGGGGGGTCAGTTTCGGCATTGTCTAAACTTTCAATTATTCGTGTAAGTCCGGCAATCTCACCCGACAGACGGGCAAGTTTTTGTGGATTATCGACATGGGCATAGTCTTGGAAATCGACCAAGCACATATCCCGCTGTTCGCGGATAAATTCTTTAATGGTAAGCCACTCGGTTTGTTCGCCGAGGCCGTGTATTGCATCTGCTAAAGTCATGCTGAT